ACGAGAACCTTGAGATTCTGCTCCAAAATACTGCTGAATAGGATTCAGTTTTTCTAAAACCTCTGCGCTATCCTGGTTTCTTCTGAATCTATCATACCATGCCATTATGCTTTTCTCTTTGAATCTCGACCCATCGCATTTGTTTCTTTGCTGTTCCTAAACCGGGGTCTCTTCCATATACTTTATGTAACTGCATATGGTGTGTATGACACAGAGTAGCAGTATAATCATAAAGTTCGGCTTTGTGCTGTTCTATAAAATCCTCCCTGAGTGCTTGAATGTACTCTGGGTTAAGTTTATTTTCTTTTAACCATTTCCTTAATAGCGGGGCTAATGAGTAGAAGTGGTGAAAATCCAACGCTTCTGTTGAGTCGCAAATTTCACAAGCCGAACCTTTCTCATATTTAGATTTTGCCTTGTCTCTAACATACTTTACTACATCGCGTTTTAACTGAGGCATCCTTGCTTGAGTCCTTCATTTTTATCTAAAGAATTATATCCAGTTTAAGATACTATGTCAATAATTATTTTTAAGTAGGTATCTTAGAAACTTGTTGCTGTAGTCTCGAATGAATATAATGCATATCGGAGCGCATCTGCCATATGAGATGCTTGATTATGTTTCGGCTTTTCCTTCATCAAGTTAGGATTGGGGTCCCATTGATACTGGTCTAAGGATGCTATTGTTTCTGTACAAGTTTGTTCAACAAGTAGTTTTTTATTGTCTACTATTGTAGCTACATGAGCTATTCCATCAAGCACAGACTTTTTAGCGTTTATAGTTGAAATATCATAGTTTTGAGCAAAATCGAAACGGGTCTGCTGTGCAGCAGAGTCAATATAAATAAAATCAATATCCCATTTATCAATCATACTTTGTATCTTTTTTGCGTGTGTTTCTGTAGTTTGTTCCGCATCTAAATATTCATCTACTAAATAAAAGGTCTCTTCCTCCCAGTCATACCCAATTACACAAAATGCCGTAGGGTCTCTATAGCCTACGTCTAACCCCGCGAACATATCCATCTTAGAAGTGTCTAATTCGCTAAAGTTAGCTAAACAAGTCTCTCTATCAAAGTTCCAAATCTGTCCTTCGTAAATATTAAAGTCGGCTTCATATTCTTGTCTAAATTCAGCCTCTGAGGTAGATTTTCTAGCTTCCGCAATATCGCTTTCAGACATGCGAGGATTCTCTTTATAAGTCGCTCTAATAGATGCCCATTCCGAGTATTCATCTGAAAAACCTCTGTACCAAAACTCTGCGAACCAATTATTTTTTCCTCGCGGGGTTGATATAAATAATGCTTTAGAATTGTCCTTATCTAAAGTCGGACGTAATGCTACGTTAAAAGCATCACGCCCATCAGCCAAAGCTGCTTCATCAAAAATAATGAGGTCATAAGACCGGCCAACACAAGAATCGACTTGATTAACGCTTCCCATTCGTATTGTGGATCCATTAGACAACTCTATTACTTTGTCCTTTGCATTGTCTTTTGAAACCTCTAAATCAAAATGTTTTATTAGAGTTCTTTGCAGATCAAAAGAGATCTGAGACAAGGCATAGTTAGGGGACATGATGAGTATGTTTGAGTTGGGTACCAGTGAGACTAGTTGCCCTATTATATTTGCGATATAGGTTTTACCCTGTCTTCTCGAAACCGCCGCACACACAAAACGGTATTTCGGATTATTAATCGCGTTTATGATGGCCACCTGACTAGCAAGTGGAGTTACGCCGAGTAGTTCCAAATAAGGATCTACTGGTAATTTGAGAAACCTTGTCTCAGACTCTAAATCTAGTAGTGAGTCGCAGGTTACATCCCTGCGACTTATCTCTACTGCCATATGAAACCTCTACGCTATTTGAATTTGTTGAGGCATCATCTCATCAGGAACATTCCTAATAAGTGATACCCTTAGAATGCCATCTTTAAATTCAGCACTTTGAACTTCCACATATTCGGCAAGTTTAAAGCTGCGTACGAAATTTCTTTCTGCAATTCCTTTGTACAGATATTCTACAGTATCATCTGTACTTACTATTTCTCCCTTGATAGTAAGAGTACCTTTGTCAAGTGAGATGTTAATTTCATTTTTTTGAAACCCCGCTGCAGCGAGAAGAATCTCGTATACACCGTTTGATTTCTTTGCTATGTTATAAGGCGGGTAGCCTGTTTGTGTTCCAGAGACCAGCGGATCATTGAAAAAGTCGTCTACAAATCTTTCGAATCCAATGCTGCTTCTCCATAACGGATTAAATACCTCTGATGAGAGGCGTAATGGTTTAGTCATGATAAACTCCTATGTTTAGCAAGTTCTTTATATTCCCTTTCGGCGAATATATTAGTGGTCTGTTTTTCCTTTACTGGTTCCAGCATACAGACCAAACCAGGCAGCTCCAGCACCTACTATAATTGAAATAAGTCCTGATTGCTCCATGCTTGGTTCTGGTAATGCCATGAACCACATTGTTGCGTAGTACAAAAGAAAGATATACACGCTTAAAAATAAACGCGGGAATATCCGCCAACTGTCTACTGCTTGTGCCATAAAAATGACTTTTTGCCAAGGATTAACGGTAGAAACATCTTCTAGCTCTCTAATCCTATCCTTAAGTTTTGATTGCTCTTGGAGCAGTTCCATAAATTTACTGAGGTCTAGTTCAACCTCATTACGGGACATATCTCCTGAAAATCTATCCATCTCACTCATTTAGTTCTTCCATATAGCAATTACGAGAAATTCTATTCTTCGCAAATTCTCCTGCCCAATCAAGTTCTTGAATTAATCTGTTATACCACTGTTTATCATAGTCTTTGGAAGCCTTATCACGGTCTTCCATAAGTTGTAATTTACGAACTTCAATATAATCAACAGGTTCCCTTTCAATTCGTTTCATCGATATGAGTTCCATTTCTTTTGTGCTTATTCCAAGCAATAAAGCCTGCTAGACGAAGCGCCCAATAAGCAAGATAGTTTAAAAACTTAAAGCCATTTACTTCGATACAAATATCTCGAAACATCTTATCCATATAAGCTTGATTCTTATATCCAATATTTGTACCATCTTCTTTCATTAATGTAGCGTATTTGTACCCATAATCGTGCACAAGGCCGCCCATTAATAATACTCCCGTAGGTGAAAGCCACATTGCTAGAAACTTCGGCACTGAAGCTCCGTCAAATTGAAACCCTTTAGGAATCTTGTACTCTTCACCTTCTAGAGTAAAATAAAAATCTTCTGCTAGCTCCCATTGTCGAACCCCGAGGAGCCATAAAAAGATGCCTCTCCAAAATCCTTTATCTTTAGTAGCGATGGGTATAGGCGTCATTACAGGCATTCCCCAGTCTAAGACGAAGCCTACCCTATTCTCACCTTGCCCATCGAACCTACTAAAGACATAACCAATTATAACTAGTGCAACAAATATGCTCCATTGCCAAAAAGTTGTTGCGAGGTTAAATATTAAGTCCATTTACTTCCTTTTCTTGCCCTTTTTCTTTTTCTTCTTGGGACGGCCACGTTTCCCGCCGTATGTTCCTTTTCCGTATGGCATTAGATGATCACCTCCTAAATAGTAAACTTGACTATTATATAAATGACGGTCATTCCAAAGGCCCAAACAAAAAATAATCCTCCAATTAAGCCTAAGTTCTTTTTAAACTCACGTCTCTTTATCTTTAGTCGTGCAACTTCCTTTTCATGTGCAAGACGGCTTTCTTCCATTCGAGTTTTAATCGCGGCATAAAGGTCGCCTTGTCCCTGCATTAGGCAAATATCTTTTAATTGCCTATCAAAATTAATTAGTTGGCGCTTAGCGCTTTCCATTGCAAGAGCTTCTTTATAACTCATCTTTCCAGCTCTTGATAATTCTACTTCGTTATACTTCTCCTGGGACTCTCCCCACTTTCCAACTATACTTGATAATCCTTGTGCATTCTTTCCTGCTTCACGTATAGTATTAATACCATCATTTAAGGCTTTCAGTGCGCTTATTACGGCCGCCACCTCTCCGATCATTAGCCGTTAATTAACGTTAGGATAATCCCCCCTAGAAACATTACTACTGTTCCCGTTGCCGCTAAAGACATCGTGTGTAGTCTGTCCATTTTCTTCTCTAAAATCTCTAACCTCGCAAAAATAGTCTTCCATCTTTCTTCACATTGTGCTTCGTGGGTCAGGAATCGGGTATTAAGTTGATTGAGCTTATTAAAATTAAGATCGTCCTGGTCCATTTAGTAGTTTGCCCATCAACTTACCGTAATTACCTTCACCAAATGGCACTCCCTCATTAATCTGAACATTTGTCTGGTTCCTAATATTTGAGGCGGATGCTTTCTCTAACTCAGCTTGAGCTTTGATTTCATCCATTCGCATTCTATGTGCCATTTGTAATAAATCTGCTAAGTCCTTGCTAGAGTATACGCCACTTTCTTGTGCCTCGTCCAGCTTTGATTGTATCATTTCATCTAAGAGAGTACCGATATTGTTTTTATTCCGATAACCCGTGTCTAAATAAACTGTGTCTATGTACTTCTTTACTTCTCGGCGATTTAATATATCAACCACTTTGTTTTCCGAGACGGACAGATGCTCGCAAACTCCCTTGATATTCCCAAGAGTCAGATAAGAGTTTGCTACTTCCATACCTTCCGGAGAAATTGCTGTTACTTCTTTAGCCATGAGGAGATTATACTCAAAACGGGGTTAAATGTCAAGATTTATTTTTCTATGATGGCTCTATAGGCCAAACAAATCCCTCTAAGTCCTCAAAATCATCGTCGAGATTTTGTGGCACATCACGCAAAGCTTGCCTATAGGTGGCCCACTCTGCTTTCTTTTCATCCGTTAAAGGGCTATCGGCTACTTGAGTCCATTCACATAAAGCTAACTTTTCTAACCTTTTTTGCCTGAGTTCCCTCATTAGCATCTCTGTATTTAAAACCCATTGTTTATCAGAAGTCCATTTATAATAACTATTAGGTCTTTTACCTCTAGGCAAGAACTGGCTCTGCGTATAATCATAATAGGTTTCTTCTACGAGCTTAACATGGTCTGAATCACTGTCTACTTGAAAAGTAAGCATATCGTTATATACGCCTGCATGTGAATACTTCGAAGTAGTAGTCACTCTCGTAATGTATTGAATTTCTCCTGTATGTTGATCACACATTGCCCAATCGTATCTTTCCATTTCTAACTCCTTAATTTCACTATCATAAAGGCTCCTCCTCCATAAGATAAAGGTGAAGGAGACCCATTATATATAAACTTATTGAATACATCTATGCTATCTAAATGATTCCCAGTATAATTAAATTTATAACCCCGATTTGTTTCTATAGTAATTGATGCCCCTCCGAAAGGTCCACTATAGGTTTGTGACCAGTAATATCTAAATGAACCGGGCAGTAGCACATAGTGAGGATCTGTAGAGTCTATAATTACATTTGTAGTATGATTTTGAGTCATAGCAGAATATGTGCCTATGCTTTTAATATCGAGAGAGGAAGATACATTAGTTGAAAATACTAAAGTTGCTGCCGATGCTTCATCAGTTCCATCAAAAACATTTAGGCCATATCCGCTATCAAAATTGGATACATTAGAAGTAGTAGCCTCTACCCTTATTAGCTGTACTACTGCAGCGGGTACACTCCTGTAAAAACCTCTATCTCCTCCAGTATTTCCTGACTCAAATAACATACAAGAAGAAGTAGCTCTTGCAAATACTAGCTTATTAAATTCAAAATTTGTAGGATAAGTAACTTCATAGTTATTCCCTCCATTAATTGTAGTGCTGTCTACCTCTATAAGATGAGCAAGTCCTTCGTCCGAATCAATTATAACTTGATTAGCTGTATTCTTTACTTTTAACCCATAAGTAGACATTAGGCTCCTCCATTTTTAATTACAAAGTAATGATAGTAATTAGCAACCGCTCCATTATTTCTTATATTAAATTCATCAGTTGCTTTAGTTAGAGTAAAGTTGTGCCCATCTATAGCTGCTTCAGTACCCGTACTTCCACTTCCAGAAACTTGAGGGACTGCTACAACTACAAAATCGTCTGTATTTGCCATACCTAACACTTCTTGATCAGCATTTCCACTTGCTGCTATAGTTCCTGAAGCCGGAACTCTTCCTGACTGCATAATTCTACCAGTTAGCGATTGCGTATCATACAATTTATTAGTCTCACTTCCTGCAGCATATATTTCTAAACCATATTCCCCTTCAGTAGTTGTAGTAGTTTCGGTATCTGTACCAGTACGAGTAACAGTGTAAGACGCACCCGTAGCATATGCTTCTCCAGTATTCCCATTAACAGGAGAGGAGGTTTTTAATATATGAGTTACTTGATCGTTAACGTTAGGTATATTTGTTTCATTAACAGTTATAGTTAAGGCTCCAGAAGACGTCGGAATGGAGGGATATGGGGTATTTACAATATTATTCCCGCTATAAATATAGTAACTATGACCAGCTGTAGTATTTGATACAATTACACTAAACTCAGTATCAGTCCCGTCAAGAGATTGAGTAGCATCTGCAAAAGCAAGTCGACTATAGTTTAATAAACTTCGGGTGTAAGATACACCAGTATATGTTGGACTGCTTCCATTAGAGGATTCACTTCTATACAACTTATAAGTACTTGTTGATACATCTGTACCACTTGGTAAGCTAGTTATAGAAGTATCTGTCACAGTCTTATTTGTAACTGAAGAGCTGGTCCAAGTTGATATATAGTTGTCAGAGTTGTCAGTTATATTATAATACCAATCGGTAGTAAGGCCTCCTAAAATTACTGAATGAGCTGCTCCGTCTCCTGTTATATTATCATAATAGCCGCCTGAACTGTTAACGACTGATTCATTATGAGCTACTCCTCTAGTAACTGTGAAAGTAACACCTGTGTTGTAGAATATACCATCACCTCCCGCCCCAGTAATTTGCTTCACCCATACTTCTATAGTGGTTGTACCCACAGGGGTTTGGTCAGCCCAGTCATTAGTTAAAGTCCCAGTTCCAAAAGCAGCGGGACTTGCCATAATAGGCTCGCCTATCATAGCATTGATAAGCCATGAGCTACTTCCCTGTATTCTAACTTGGTATTGACACCCTATCTGACCACACCCAGTAAACGTTGCTGTCCAATATCCATCGGTAGTATTATAATTGCCTGCACCCATAGTTATTGAAGTATCGGGAGGTATAATAGGAGCTGTGACTGTTGCTGACAATGCATTACTCTCAGGCTTTTCTGCATGTTTTACTTGAAAAACATAGGGGATACCTCTAACAATTGGATAAGATCTTAAATTAGGAGGTGTAGGCGAATTTATCCAACTTATTTGGCCAGGATTTTGTAAAAATTGCGCGTATGTCATAGCTCTATCTTGCATAGTACAGTTAGCACCTGCCGAAAGACCAGATATAGTTCCGGTAGTACTTTGCGAATAAGTATTGTACTGTTGATTGTCAATAGTTACTGTGAAACTTCCGGTTGGTGAGTTTACATCGCAAGTAAGAGCCCCTAAAACATTAATATTGTAAGCGGCTCTATATCCATCAACATAATTCCAATAAGGTGTACCATTTGCCCCATACCATTTAAGTGTATATGCTCCTGAATAAGTCGATGGAACTGTCCAAAACCAAGTAGTAGTCCAATTCAGCCATTGTCTGGTATCATCATAGGAAATACTTGTAGAGGGAGAGGTCCATCCTGGAGGGGTTGGCCCACCAGCATGACATATTATCCAAGCTATATCAGGCGACCCAGTATATCCAGGATCAACATTGTGTTTAACTTGAAAATACATTGTTTCATTTGGATATACGTCCAAAGTAGCGCCACTGTTTATAACAGGCCAACTGCTAGGAGCATGCGTAAGATTAAAAAGAGATATGTTATGATCTGCCATGAAAAACATTATACTAGAAATGAGATTAGAAGTCAAGAAAAATTTTTAAAGGTGTCTCAAAAAACCCAAAGTAGTACGTGTTGGGTTGCCCCGCCGGATCACTGAGAATGATGTCTACTAACCGCCCCCATAACTCAGGATGATATACAACTTCCATTATATCTCCATGATTGGGGCTTGACTTTCTCAACGGGTTATGCTATAATGCTCGGCATGAACAATCAAAAAAGGGATTCAATGGGTGTCGCAAATAGGCAAGAGATTGTCGCAAAAACCCTTGACTTTCTCAACGGATTATGCTACAATATGCACATATTAACAATCAAGGTTGACTAGAAATAACTGAATGCAACTGGCGGCTTAGGCCTAGACTAACTGAATGCAACTGGCGTCAACCACTTATTAGGAAAATTATGACTCATTTAATCAAAAACTCTCGCGGTAACATTCAAGGTCAGATGACCGAATGCGACACTTGCAACGCTACCACTAGCGAGGCATTCGCTCACTCTCACCCAATGAACTGCTACGAATACGCGATGATTGCCGAAAGCGCAACAGGCCAATGGAAAGAGGTACTCTGGTTGTGCGATGCGTGCGGATGGGAAACAGATCGCGGACAATACGCACAAGATGCGGATCGGGTTCGCAAATTTCTCGGCTCAAGAGCGGCATTTTAGGATGTCGCAAACAGGCAACAAAATGTCGCTTAGGGTAATGCAATTTTCTGAGATAGGAGTATAATAGGCACTATGAAAATGATTAATAAAACACAGATTGCAACTTGGGCGCTTCGCGTCTACATGATTTACTCGGTGACTGCTGACTTAATCGTCATCGGTGGAATCATCTACTTAATTTTAAACTAACGTAATATTGGAGACTATAATGTCAAATTACACAAACGCAATGGAACAGCGTATAAAGGATTCCGCTCCAGTTACCCGAAAGGTAGCTGACACTCTGGCAACCGAATTTGGTTTGTCAGTTCGTTCCGTAATCTCTAAAGCAGTGATGCTGAAGGTTTACGAGAAGCCTGTGAAGGTTTCTGGCGTTGCCAAATCCACTAAAAAGGATTTGGTGGAAGCTATCGAGAAAGCCCTACAGGGTGAATCTCTCGATGGTTTGGA